AGCTGGAGTTGAAGCGCGAGCAGATGATCCGCGATGACGATTATCGAAGAGATCAAATGGCGCAAGACTTAATGCTCAAGAAATACGAACTTGAGTTAAAGTACCAGACACAAATTAGCACTGCTGAGATTCAAGCGCAGCAGGCTATGGATCGGGAAGCCATGCAGCAAGAGTCTGCCATCGTCCAACAGGCGGTGCAGACAGCGGCGAATGTGCCTCCACCCATCAACCTTAATGGAATGGCTCAATGAACGAAGAACAGGTAAGAAAAGGCCGCAAGTCCGAGCAATTTATGCAGGACGAGGTATTTGCAACGGCCTTGGAGAAGATGCGCGGAGATTTGCTGTGGGAGTTTGAGAACAGCAAGCCTGAAGAGGCTGCCAAGCGTGAAATCTGTTGGGCGCAGTTGCGTGCCATCGAGAACTTCAAAAACGAACTCACCAAAATGATTGACAACGGCAAGGTGGCACAGCGTGCCATCGAACGCGCACAGAAAAATCTTGTTTAATTAAGGAAATAGACCAATGCAAACAGTAGCACCAACGCCAGCGGCGAGTGTTGTACAAGGTCCGATGAATATGGCTGAAGCAGCCAATGCACTTGCTGGGATGCTCCCCGATGAGGGACAAGAGGAGAGCAGCGAGGCGCAGTTGCCCGATGAGGGCGCGGCGGTAGATGAGGAGTTGCTGACCGATGCAGACGCGGATGGTGACGAAACTGATACCGAACAATCCGAAGAAGATGAGAATTCTGAGGAGGAAGAACAGCCACAAGTCTTCACCGTCAAAGTTGACGGTAAAGAAGTCGAGGTGACGCTGGAGGAACTCCAAAAGGGATATTCAAGGACTCAGGATTACACACGCAAAACGCAGCAAATTGCCGAAGTGCGAAAGCAACAAGAGGCAGAGTTGCAAGCGGTGCGTGCCGAGCGCGAGCAGTACGCTCATTTGTTGGGTGCTCTAGAGGCACAGGTTCAGCAGGCAGCGCAGCCGAACATTGACTGGGATCGTCTTTATCAGGATGACCCCATCGAATGGGTAAGGCAGCGCGAGTTGATGCGTGAAAACCAAGAGAAGAACGCGGCCATCCAAGCGGAAAAGCAGCGACTCTCTGAGTTGTCACAGCAAGAGCAGAGGCAATATCACGATCAGATGTTGCAACAGGAACAAGAGGCTTTGGCGGCGGCTATCCCTGAGTGGAAAGACCCAAAGAAGGCGGCAGCCGAGAAAGCGATGCTTGTTCAGTTTGGCCAGAAGGCCGGATTCTCACCTGATGAGCTGAAAAATGTTGTGGATCACAGGGCGGTTGTATTGCTGCGTAAGGCGGCACTGTATGACCAGATGATGTCCAAGCGTGGACAGATCAAGCCGGTGACGAACAATGGGCCAAGACCTGCCAAGCCTGGTGCAGCAGGGCGAGTCTCCAACAATACAGAAGCGATGCGAGCACAACAGCGTCTAGCAAAAACTGGCCGTGTCGATGACGCGGCTGATGCAATCTTCAAACTTCTGAAATAAGGAAACATCATGACTATCGTAGCAAACACATTCACGACCTACTCTGCAAAGGGTATCCGTGAAGACTTGAGCAATGTCATCACCAACATCGCTCCCGAAGAAACACCGTACCAATCCAACATTGGCCGCGAAACCATTACAAATACTTTGTTTGAGTGGCAGACCGACACATTGGCAGATGCAGCCGCAAATGCTCAGTTGGAAGGTGACGATGTCGGCACATTCGATGCAGTTGTCGCAACTGTTCGTTTGACCAACTACGCTCAGATCGCACGCAAAACCATCGTCTTGTCAAACACTGAAGAAGTGGTTAACAAGGCAGGACGGCGTTCTGAGTTGGCTTATCAGATCGCCAAGCGCGGCTCTGAGTTGAAGCGTGACCAAGAATTCACATTCTTGAATGGTGCAGTTGCTGCCGCTGGTAACACCACCACAGCACGCGCTACTGCCTCTTTGGGTGCGTTTGTCAAGACCAATACCGACAAGCAAACCAACGGCGCTGACCCAAGCTACACCACATTGCCAAACAATGCGCGTAGTGACGGTAATGTGCGTACTTTCACTGAAACCATTCTCAAGAATGTGATTCAGAAAGTATGGACACAAGGCGGCACACCAAAAATCCTGATGGTTGGTCCTGTCAACAAGCAGCGCGTGTCCGGTTTCTCTGGCATTGCATCTTCACGCTTCAACATCAACGGTGGCGAAAAGCCTGCCGTGTTGATCGGTGCAGTTGACATCTATGTCAGCGACTTTGGTAATGTGGCCGTTATCGCTAACCGCTTCCAGCGCGAGCGTGATGGTTGGGTCATTGATCCTGAGTACGCAAAGATGACCGTCCTGCGTCCTTACCAACAATTAGAGTTGGCGAAGACAGGTGACGCTGAGAAGCGTATGTTGTTGATCGAATTCGGCCATAAAGTCTTGGCTGAAAACGCTCACGGCCTTTGCGCTGACTTGTCTACTTCTTAATCGACTGAGAGGAATAGGGGGAGGAGAAATCCTCCCCTTACTTATATGGAAAAACGATTTTTTGATGCAAACCCCGAAAAAGGGATCACGCGCACTTGGCACTACAACGAGGACACTGATGAGGCAACGATTCAGACAACTCAGGATTTGACTGCTGTCATTGAGGCCAACAAGCGCGACTTTGCCACCATCGACAACAAAGCAAACTGGAAGGGTGAATGGCATCATGTGGCCAGCATTCCTGAGACGGTTTACTTTCAGTTGAAGGCCGAGGGCAAGATTGATGATCCGGTTTACATGAAAAAATGGTTAAACGATCCCGATAACAGGTTCTTTAGAGTGAGGCCAGGTCAGCTATGAAATACATCGCAGTCTGCACGCCAGCGCGTGACATGGTCCACACCAATTACACCTATTGCATGGTCAATATGGTGGCGTATCACACGCTCAACACCACTGACGCTGTGAGCCTCAAGATACTGCAAGGCACGCTGATTCAAAACCAGCGTGCTGATTTGTGTTTGGACGCGATGCGTGAAGGTTGCAGTCATATCCTTTTCATTGACTCGGACATGACTTTTCCGCAGGACATGATTGGCCGATTGCTGGCGCATGATGTGGACATCGTGGCGGCCAACTGCGCCAGACGCAGAATGCCGACAGGTCCAACAGCGCAGAACTACGATGAGAACGGCAAGCGCCAACAGGTTTACACCATGCCTGAATCCACCGGATTGGAGGAAGTCGGCTCTGTTGGCACTGGCGTGATGCTAATCAAGCGCGAAGTGTTTCAGGGGATGTCTGAGCCGTGGTTTGATATGCCTTGGCAGTATGAGACTCGCGGCTACATGGGCGAAGATGTCTTCTTCTGCAAGAAGGCGCAGGAGCTGGGCTTCAAGGTGTATATTGACCATGATGTCTCGAAAGAGATCGGACACATTGGCACATTTGAATTCCGACATGAACACACTTGGGTGATGAAGGAACAGCTCGAAAAAGAGGCAGTCTAAATGGCATTGACCACCTACACAGAATTGAAGACATCGCTGGCCGATTGGCTTAATCGGTCTGATCTGACTTCAGTTATTCCTGACTTCATCAGTCTGGCCGAGGCACAGATTGAGAGACAACTACGCACACGACAGATGATTGTGCGTGCCACTGCATCCTTTGCGGCGGCTGCTGAGTACGGCACAGTGCCTGATGATTTCTTGGAAGCCAAGGCCATCAAGCTCAACACCAATCCAGTGACCAATCTGACATTTCAGACGATTGATGCCATGGATTCATTGTCGAACACCACTTACTTGTCCAGCGGCAAGCCACTGTATTTCAGCGTGGTGGGCAACCAATTCAGACTTTTGCCGATACCTGATGGCGCATACACAGCAGAGCTGGTCTATTACGCAAAGTTGACAAAGTTGTCATCGACTGTCGCTACAAACTGGCTGCTGACACAAGCGCCTGATGTTTATTTGTACGGCGCACTTTTACAGGCTGCGCCATACTTGCAAGACGATGCGAGAATCACTGTGTGGTCATCGTTGTATGCCGCTGGTTTAGAGCAGTTGCAGGTTGCTGATGATCGTGGCTCAACCTCTGGCGGCGCAATCTTGGCAAGAGCAAGGACATTCGGATGATGATCACCACCACCAAAGGCAATATGGATGAATCCTTGTTGCACAAGTCTGAGGGTTCGATTGAGAACGACAAAGAGATCATCAGTTGGGTTGAATATCGTTTGGATGACGAACTGGTACACAGATCAGTCCATGTTGTGTTGAAACAAAGTGTCGCAGCCGATGGCGTTGCGGCAGCAATTGGATAAGGAATAAGACCGTGGCCAATACTCAATCCATGTGTACAAGTTTTAAAGGTGATTTGCTGACCGGCATTCACAATTTCGGCACAGGCGTTGTGCGTGCATCGACTGCCGCTGACACTTTCAAGGCGGCTTTGTACTTGGACAGTGCCACCATCAATGCCTCTACAACCGCATATACGACCACTGGAGAGGTTTCGGGTTCAGGCTATACCGCAGGTGGTGTCACCGTCA